CGAAAATTCGTCGGGCTCGCATGTGATGACTTGGCACGGGTCCGCGTAGATACCGGGGAACCGCTTTAAATTGATCCACGTCGCGAACGCGATCGCGGCTTTCTTCACTTCGGCCTTTGCAGTCTTTCGTGATGGCAACAGGATGCGCGCGTCGAAGCGTGCATGCGCGGGCCACTGCCCCGACCCGCCATCGTTTGTTGGCGCCGGCTCGGCTTCGATGAACTCCATCAGGCACGCGGGCGAAGGGAAGTTTTCGTCTTCGTCGTCGCGGTCGAACTCCACGGTTTTGAATGCCGGGAACTGCGCCTTCACTGCCTCAGTGATAGCGGCCTGCATGTTGTCAAGACTCAGCGTCGGAATGTCGTCGTTGTGCGCCATTTCAATTCATGCTCGAAGATTTTGAAAAACATCAGGTCGAATTCAGCCGTTCCGATCAGGTTGTCTTCGACGTACACGACGGCCTGGTCGGATATGTCTGCGCGCTGCGCTTCCAGCGGCAGTCGGGCGTTGCCGACGCGCTTCAGTACGGTTTGACGGCCGTTGTACTTGGCGATGAATGCGCCCTTGATGTACCTGTTACCATCGGCGCGCACGCCGTCGGCGGCTTTCTTTGCGTTTAAACGCATCAGGGAAATCGGCTTCAGGCCGAACCATACTTTCATGCCTTGCGCGCTCGACGACACGCCGCCTTGCAGGTGAAACGTTTTGATTCGTGATCGCAGAATCTTTTGCTTGACCGCCAGTTCAGACGACAGCCCGCGCACTGCGCGCGTGCGCAGCTGGCGGGCCAGCTTCCCGTATGTCGAACGCAACGCGGCTTGAACCTGCTTTTCGGTAGCGCCGAAAACATTGATTAGCGCCTTGATGCCGGCGCCGTCGATATCGATGTTCAGGCCGCTCGCCATCGTCAGGCGTCGAAGTCCACGGACATAACGATCTGCGCGAACCCCGTGCCGTCTGAATGCGGATCATGGTCAAGCAAGTACGTCGCGCCATCAATCACGACTTCGTCGTTTTTTTTCAGCATGCGCACGCGGTCATACGCGCAAGTAAAGCGCGGCGCGCTGCTATTCATGTCGTACTCGCCCGACTCTGCGTTCAAGGTCGGATCGTCGAAGATGCCGGGCACATCCTTAGCTAACACGTTGCCACCACGACTGAACGTCGCCGTAAACGCGAATTCATCGGTCGATAGGAAGTCGACCGGGTTTTCCCATGCGTAGGCCGGCACGGCTTACGCGTTGCCCTTGCGGCCGATTTTCACTACCTGCTTAACGCCATCGATCAGGGCTTCGACGTCCGCGACAACCTCTTTCACTTCGTCGGCGATTGCCCGGCCGCGTGCGATCAGGTCTTTCGCTTCGCGCTCGGTGACTTCGATCATCTCGCCCACCGATACCAACTCACCGCCGATCATAGTCGCGCCGGTCAGCTGCACAATTTGAGTTTTCATGTGTTCCCGTTCCTATTGTGAGGACGACCGCCGAAGCGGCCGTCCTTTGTTGCTCACTGCGTCAGCGGTTAGGCAGCTTTCGCGCGTCCCAATGTGAACGACTGATTGCGGCGAACCGCGAAATCGACGTCCTGAAAGCTGGTGATGCGCAGGCGGCCTTTCTTGCTGTTGCTGTACGGGTCGACCATCAGTTCGAGGCCACCCCACATGCCGACAATCACGTCGTTGAAGTTGCCGAAGAAAGCATCGCCGTCGGCAATCTGATTCGTGATTTCAGTGCGGTAGCCGTTGACCGTGTTGCCCGATTCCCAAACGGTTGCGCCGGTCGGCGTACCGGGGAACTTCTGCGCGGTCTTCGCATAGCCACGGAACTTAGCGTTCGCGACGTACACCATGCCGTTAACATCCGCGTTCTGCGTAGCGATCTGCGTCTCCATGTCCACCAGTTCGGCGAACGTGGGCTGACCAGCCTTAGCAAACTGCGTGGCATTCAGGCCGGCGACGTTGACTAGACCCAGCGGCATTCCGTTTGCGCCCGACCCGTAGTAACCCGCATGGTCGATACCCAGCGCGGCGGCGATAGCCAAGTCGGAGCGCACAAGGGCTTCTGCGTCCATGCTCGACTGCATGAGAAGCTTACGGGTGATTTCACTGAACGCGCCAATCGTCTTTGGCGACAGTGTGATATCCGACAGGCCGATGCCGGTCTCTTCCAAGTCGTCATCCTCTTGGCCCACCCAGAACGACTGCGCGGCAGTGACTTGCTTCGGGATATCCACGTTACCCACGAGGCCACCCAGCGTGCGGGCGAGAGTGAGGAACGTCGAACGGTTGCGAAGAATGTCGATATAGCTCGACGCGTACAGGTTGGTTGCGACGGAGTAACCGCCGGTATCACCCGCCCCTGTCTTGCCGGACGACCACGTGCGCTCGCCATGATTACCCGGATACACAGAGCGGGTGAGTACGTCGGTCGGGATAAAGAAGTGTTCAGAATCCTTGCCGGACTTCTCACGCGCAGCGCTAGACACTTCGAATTCGAAGCCCGCGTCGCGCTGTGCGCGCTTGTCGGTCGGATCCACCAATGCGCGCACGACTCGCAGGATCGAATACTGACGCTGCTCGTTGTCAGACAGCCCCACGTCGCCGGACTTCAGCTGATCGGCCAATGGCTTCGAAGCGCGTTCGTTGAGTTTTACCAGCAATGCACGCTGGAATGCGTTTGCATCTGTGCCGCCCGCAAGCGCGTCGCGCAGCATGGTTTCCGCGCCGTCGACGTTTGCGCCGTACTGGTTGGCAAGGTCGGTCAGTTCGCGAACACGGGTGCGCTCGGCATTGCCGCCCGAACGACGCGCGCTGTTCACTGCGTCGTCTGCGCGCTCGATCATTTCGAGCACTTCGACGATAGCGCCTTCCTCATTGACGTTCGCGCGTACAAGGTTGCCTTGCGCGTCGCGAGTGATCTTTTCTTTCATACGGGGTTGGTTTTCCTCTTGTGGAGAATGCGACCGCGCAAGCGGTACAGTCGCAGTGTCTTCAGCCAGCAAATGCGGCGCTATTGCATTCATGTCCGCATTGCGTCCGACGCCGACGGATGTATCCGCAGGCACGGAAACGAAACTGATTTCGTAGGGTTGCCAACTGGTGACGGTGTAAACGTCAGTGCCGTCGCGTTCCTCGGTTAGCCTGATCGCGTTGACCATGTATCCGACGGATACATGTCGTTTGATGCCGTCCGCGATGTCTTGCAGCAATTCTTCGCCGTCGGGGTTCTTGCTGATTCGCACGACCGCGCGGCCTTTGCCGTCGGGGTCTATCCAAGCTTTCTCGACGACGCCCCGCTGATCGGACCACTCGTGATTCCAAAGCAACGCCGCGCCATCCAGAAGGCGCGACAGGTCGACGGCGCCCGGCGCGTGGGACAGGATTTCGATACCGAACCAGCGCTCGACCTCGGTGTCACTGGAAAACGCCAGTTCAACGGTGCGGGCCGCAACGTCGACAGCCGTGACGTCGGCCGAACGCTTAACCATGCCGCGCTGCTGAATCGCAGACAGCGCAGCGTGTTCGCGCTGCTGCGCGTTCTGTAGATGCTCACTCACTGTTTGCTATCCCCTTCGTCGGGATTGTTCGCATCCGCACCCTCGCCGTCGTCTAGCGGCGGCGTGGTCGGTTGCACTTTCTGGCCTAGTGCACTGGCGATGATTGCGTCGGGGATGCCGGCGGCTCGCATTGCCTTCAGGTCTTGGCCGAATTCTTGAAATACCTGTTCCGGGTCGCGGCCCTGTTCGCGGATCAACTGCGACGGGGATGTCAGCATGTTGTTTTTCCAGCTTTCCGCCGCCGCGACTTCCTTCGCCGGGTCGATCCACTGCCAGCGACGCGGCTGCCAGCGGCACAGTGCGTACACGGCAAGCTTTGACGCGGGAAGCGCGACGCCGTTGTCATCAGTCACCAGTGAAGCGAGCAACAAGCGTGGGAACACTGCGTCGAATACGCGTTCGCAAAGGTGTTCGCGCAACCACTCCTGTTTTTCTTTGTAGCCTTCGCGTTCGTCAAGCGTGCCCTGTCGGATGCTGGACAGGTTCACGCTTTCAAGATCGCCGGTCAGTGAGTGATACGACACGCCGCCGCCGGCTGCGAAGCCGTGCAAAAGATGCTTGATGAACACGGCGAATTCGCCCTGCGGATACTGCGGCGCGAATTCCTTGAACTCTGCACCCGACGGCAACACGGGGAACGTGCCGGCCTCGGCGTCAATCGACAAGTCTTCGGCGTCTTCGGCGTCGTATTCTGGACCGGTGCCGTCCTTGAACTGGATGAAACCCATCTTTGCGGCGCCTACGCGCGCATTCACGACGGCCGCGTCTTCCATCGCCTGCGTTTGCTTTGCCCGGAACAGGCCCGTCGCCATCCACGGCAAGCCGCGTTTCTGCGACGGGAATTCGGGCACGAACAGATGCACGATTTCGGCGGCCGGTATACGCGTGTACGATCGGCCGTTGTACTGATAGCCAACGTTGTTGCGATCGGTGTATTCGTCGGTGAAGTGATATGCGACTGGGCGGCCGTACTGGTTGAACTCGACGCCCTGTCGAATGTAGTTACTACCACCGGCAACAGCATCGACGGTGTATTCGATCGGGCAGCGTTGCGGGTCAATCAGACGAAGCGCGACGCCCATCGGGCCGACATCTTTGCCGTACACCAGCTGGACGAATGTTTCGCCGTCGCGGACAACGGTATCGATCGCCTGTTTCTGCACGCCCACCCACGACATAATGCCAGTGACGTCGCAGCTACCTACTTTGCCCCATTTCTTCCATGCATTTTCGACAGCAACGCGGGCACGATTGTCTGGCTTGTTGCCCTTCACAGCCATGCTGTGAAACGCGATACCGGTGGGTCCGACGATGTTCAGGCGTTGCAGGCGAATGTATGCCTTCATGAAATCGTTGTTTGTGGCCTGTTCTCGACTGCGCGCCACAAGTGCACGCTGGAATCGCTGGATGATCCAGTCGATATGCACAGGGCTTGTGGGCCAGTCGCCCGTTAGTCGGCTAGGCTCGCCCGATGCGTACATCGTTCGTACCAGCTGGCCGGTGTTGTACGGATTGCGGCGCACTGGCTTAACTTCGGCGCGGTGAAATGGCTTCATGGCTGCCACGACAGACTCAGCCAGCTGCGATGTGCGCGCGGATGTGGCCCGCACGCTTTCTGCGGCGTTTAAACGCCGCGTAAAATCGAAAATACCCATTAGCGCGGCCCCATGTGGAACTTGACTTGACGGCCGAATAGCGACTTGCCGCGTGCCTTCGCTTCCTCGCGCTGAACAAGGTCGAAGTAATGCGCACGCAACGCAATCAGGTCTTTTATGTCGGTGCGTTCTAGTTCGCGGTTATTGATGCGGTAACTTTTCTGATCGATCGTTGCCCGCTTATCTAGGACAGCGTCGATCGCATCAAGCGCCTTGCGCGCCCTACTTCGAATGTCGGTTCCGTCTGCAATCTTGGATACGTCCGGCAGTACGCGCACGCCGCCCTGTTCAATCAAGTGCGCATCACTGCCGGACACTGCCCGTAGGAAATAGGTGTATTCGCCAGTGGCCCATGTCGCCGTTTCTGCGGCGTTGGCGCTGAATACGTGGCGGGCGCTTTCGCGCTCTCCCGTCAGGGTGATCGTGCCGGTTCCGCGCAGCAATAATTCAAGCGTCCATTCAGCGCCGGAAAAATTCGGCTGCCACGTCTGCGCGTTGAAATTGATGCCGCTATTTATGGTGCTCGGTACGATTCGGGACACGCCGTTCCTATTTCCAGCCATTCACCCAATTCGCTCGGCGGGCTGCCGGCGATCTACGGATGCGGCTAGTTTCGGATCGTTGCTTCGCTTCGTCTTTTGCAATCATGTCCGCTTTCTTCGGCGCACGAACTGCGATTCCCTGTTCAACAGGCGCGGCGATTTCTTCCGGCGTAACTGGTGCGGACTCCTTCGCGCGCTCGGCAAGCATCGCTTGTGCGCGCGGGTGATTCATCATGCGCTCGCGCTCGCGGCGCAATGACGGCTGCATGATCTTCAGCGCGGCCAACGCATACACGCGGCAGTCCAACGCTTCGTTACGCGCCTTGTCGGGCTTGTGCCAAGTGCGCACGGGCTGGCCTTTGACGTAGTGAGTCACTAGTTTTTCGACGGTGATCTGCTTGCACCATTCGTCCAACGACAGGCCGCCTTCAGCGTCACGCGATGCCGGAATGTGGCAATAGCCCGGACCCGGCACGTCATTCGAAAGCCGACGCATGACAATCTGCTTTGCCTCGTCGACTGCGACGTTAAAAAGATCCACTTTTCGCGCGTTTTTGCCCGACTGCTTGCGCTGCATCTTTTCGACGATCGGTTTACCGAAGCCCGGCACGCCCTTAATGCCGAAGATGCGGCGGCCAGTCTTGCCGCGGAGGTAGTCATACGCGCAGTGCGTGTAACCGTTCGTACCGCCGGTATCTAGGCACGCTGCTTTAATCTGCATCGGTGCGCCGGTTTCGTGGACCCACGTTTCGGCCAGCAAGTCGTCAAGATCGTTCCACACGTCGCCGGCAAGCGGATCACCCCACAACACGCGGTATTCGATTGACCATGATTCCTCGCCCTCACCCCATGCGACGATTTCAACTTCAAGGCGATCAATCTGCATGTCGATGCCGGCCGTCAGATAGACGCCGCCCATCGGAACCTGCGCAAAGTACGTTTCAG